TAAAGCCGTCAGGATGCTTGAAGCGTGTGCCGAGGGGGAGCTTATCGTATTCATCCTGAGTGCCAACCAACGGAAGTTCTTCAGCCTTAGGCTTCTCGGGCTTTGTCTCCTCGATGCCGGCCGCCTTTTGCTTGGCTTCTTCCGCCTCGGTTGGCGTCGACTCTTCGGGAATTTTGGTGCCGACCGCCTTGACTCGCATACGCAACTTGACGGGCGCAGGTATCGGCATTGCGGCTTCCGCCGGCGGCGCTGGCTGGATCATCTGCGCGGGCGCAGCTCCAGGCGCAAGAGGAGGCCGTTGCGCAACTGGAGCTGGCGGACGGCCGGCGGCCGAAGGTTGGGCTTGCGCCTGCGGACGGAAAAATTGCGAGATCGGTCTTAAGAAACGCGGCAACGCCGGCTCGGGACCTCCGAAATACTGTTGGAAGAATTGGGCGCGCCCAAGCTGCTCAGCGCTCGGCGCAGCTTGGGCGCCGCCGGGTGGGCCGTAGCCGGGAATCTGCGGCTGGGCTTGTGGCGGAGGCGCAGGCATCATTGGCGCAGGAGGACGAGGAGCAGCAGCAGAAGGTGCTTGCATAATCGGGGCCACGGGAACCGCGCCGTGTGGCTGCGGACCGCCCCCAGGAGGCAATTGTGATTTGCCTCCGCGCAAGCGCATCGCGTTTGTGACGATCTCCCCGGTCTCGGATCCCTGCGCTCTGTTGATCAGATTAAGTGCTTCGTCTTTAGGGATCTTTAAGGACACGAGCGCATCGAAAGCGTCGCGGCGCGCGCCTGTCAGTGCTGGAGTTGCGGAACCTTTAGCCATGTGATAATATACTTGATAAAATCACTATGAACGACCCAAACGATGATCTGCCTTCTTTAGCAGAATTGGCCATCCAACTCATGGAGCTGAAGCGGGAAAACGAGGACCTAAGGAAGCAATTGAACGCGGCAAAGCGAAAGTCCGAGCCATATTTGCCTTCCGTTGAGCGCGAGCCGTTGGCGACTGTAGATATACCAGTTGTGCGAGACAATGAGGAGTTACACAACCTGCTACAGGCCGGCGCGCGGCGCCTTAACCAGCAGAACTTCTCATGGTGGTTCGGTTTCTGGGCTTGCGTCATCGTTCTAGGCTTCCCATTTGTGGTAATACTTTTGTTCTCGCACTAAACAGTGATGTACTCTTGATCTGTTGGTTGCCAGTGGAAGCGCGTGCCCGGCGGATGAGCGGCCGCGTCTAATTCAGCCTGTGAGGCGTAACTCGGTATCTGCGCTTGCATGGTGGGCGCTGCGCGCGCGATCGGCGCACTAACGAGTCCGCCATATTGGAACATAGCGCGGCCGCCCGCTACTGGCGCACCTGTCTCAGCCGGCTGCTCGGGCACAGGACTGGGCGCTGGCATAGGCGCGGTCGGGTGCCGCGTCCACCATGGTGTTGATGGACCGCCTGACATGACCCTGTTCCATAAATTTCCAATCACTTCTTGCGGCGTTTGTTCGAGGAATTTCTTTGGAGCAGTGGGTGTAGGGGCTGCGGTTGGGGTTGGGGTAGTAGCCGGCGTTGTGCTCGGCGTGGTCGCAGAAGTAGCAGGAGCGCCCTCCTTAAGGCGTTCACTTGGCTTGTAAAACGGTGACATTCTTCCCAGAACGCCCTTTAAGGGCCAATCTCCCTCTGCAGGCGTTGGCGTCGGCGTGGGTGTCGGTGTCGTACCCGGTGCGGGAGTCGTTCCAGCAGCAGGCGCAGTGGAATCAGCAGTCGGCTCTTCGACCGGTTTGCTTACTTTTGGACTGAACGGGTCCTGATCGTGGCCAAACTCCTTCTCGGCCTGCGCAGCGACGCTGTTGGCGTAGTCTACCTGTCCCTTGGCCCATTTGCCGTTGGGGGTATTGTTGACCTCATCGTAAAGGTCCAGTCTGACTTTGTTGTGGTCTTGCGGCAGCGAAGTGCGGAATTGAGTCAGATTAGGCTTCTGTTTGAAATAGCTAATCAGCGCATTGACGCCGCCCATCAATACGGCCGTGCCAGGATCGTTCGCGATGACGCCAGCTAAGGGGTTTTCAGGCGCATTGGCCGTAGGCATCGTGAGAACACGTTCCTGTTGGCCACGCTGGACCTGTTTTAGAAGATCTTGATACGCTGGATTAATCCCGTTTTTGCGCAGGTCCTCGCCGGTCATGTCTACCACGCTGGCTCCAAGTTGTGCCCAGCTGTTGATGTCCTTATCGCGCAGTTTAGCCAGATCCTCTCGCATGGCAGCGAGGATCTGGTCGCCCGTTTTAAGTTGGTTGAATTTAGTAGGATCTACGTCCTGGGTCGATCCCCATCGTTCAATCAGCGCAGCCCGCTTGAGTCGTGCTTCGAGACTGCCATCTGCTGGGGTGTAGGGTTGGGTATCTCCGTATTGCGCCCATGGATTATTGGAGACGGCGTCGGCTTTTTCGAAAAGCGGCCGAAGAGGGTAGTCCACTGGTTGTGGTTGCCCACTTTGGTTAACCATTATCTGGTTGCGCGCATAAGATCCATTCTTGCCAAAATCAAAGACAGGCGTTCCGGTCTTCTGATCTCCTCGTCTATAGACAGGTCGGCCGTATTTCCTGCTTAAGATTGGGTCTGGATTATGAGCATCGCCTAGCTGCTGGATAACGAGGTTGTCATAAGCCGATCGGCTTTGCAGGCCGGGGTTAATGTTCCTCTCCCATGGATATTGAATCCGAGTCCACGGTTTTGGTGTTGTGTCGTCGTCAGCCATAGTATTCAGGATACGAGCTTACCGGTGCGGACATCATGTTGACAGAAGCTGGCTGTATCCCGCCGGTCAGCTGATTTTGCAGAAAAGAGGCAGCAGGCAACCCTCCATAAGCCAACTGCGTTGCGGGTTGCGGCTGTTGGTAGAATCCCAGCTCGTCAGTAAAGCTCTTCTTTGTCGGTGCCGGCGGAGGCGGAGCTGCAGGCGCTCGAGCTCGCGGTCTCTGCCCAGGCTGCTGTGGCGGCGGGTTAACTACAGGAGGGTTGGCTGGAGGGGGGTTGGCTGCAGGCGGCGGATAAAGGCCAGGATTCTGGCCCCTTTGGACTTCGATGTCCTGCTGTCCTCGCTGGTACTGTTGAGCGCCAATAGCTGTGCCCAGCGGATTATATGTCGCCCCACCGCCAGCTCCAATTTCGACGGGCGAAAATTTGGAATACTCCATCACCTGCTGCGTGATTTCGCCCGGTGTCGGCGCTCGCATGATCGGCTTGCCGTTGGCGTCCACTTGGCCGCTATCGACCTGCTGCTTACCGGCGATGATATCATTCAGGCCCTTCTGATAATATTTGAGCTGAGTCTTAGCGACGCCCTGCGCCGCCATCTGGGTAGCTTCCTCTTTGGCCTGTTGTGGCAATTTCCCGATCGCACTACCTAGCTGCAGACCCTTGATGGCAGCGTCCATCATGTTCGGGTACTGGACATAAGGCATGACCATCGGATACTGCGAAGCGTTCGGCGGTATCGGAGTTATCAAATTCGGGACTCCTCCGATACGAGAGGGAAGTGCGGGAAGCGGTGTTTGTGGCATAAGGCTTAGGAGTACCAGACCCCTCCGGTATTAGGTGAGAGCGCTGGGAAAGTGAAGGTCGCGGGCTGTGGCGGAGGATTGGCCCATTCTGCGGGATTTACGGAAACCGGCGCGTTCGCCTTCGCCACCACGTTCCCGAAGCTTGAAAGGATGCCGGAGATTCCTGATGCTAATTGCCCTCCACTCAGGCCGCTGCCGCCGGCTCCCATGCCGCCGCCGCCACCCCCGCCTCCTGCTCCGCCGCCGCCCCCTTTGCCGATATCTCCACTGAGGCTGCTGATTGCACTCTGCGCCGGCGCCAATCCACCGGCTACCGAGCCGCCTGCTCCAGCCATGCCGCCGATATTGGTGAGTCCGGCATTGAACGGCCCCATCTCGTAGCGGCTCTGCGGTTCGCCGCCGCCGCTCGCTGCCAGCGGCCCGGTGTTCGCCTGCGAGAGTTCGCCCGTTGGACTCACCGGAAGGTCGGCCGGCTGCTGGTTAGCCTGGGTTTGCTGAGGCTGGCCGCCGCCCTGCCAGCCAAATAGGCGTTGGAAATATTGAGCAAGACTGCCGCCCATCCCGCCGCTATAGCCGCCGATTGGCTGGCCGACAAAAGGCGGTCCTTGCCCAGTTGTCACCCAATTTTCTTCTGCCTCTGGTGTGCTCCAGTTAGGCACTGCACCGGCCGTGCTTAGTGCTCGAGGCGCGACGTTGCCAAAACCGCCCTGACCAATTCCAGTCACATAACCGGTTTGGCCAGGGCCGGGCGATGGACTGAACCACATTCCGCTCGTTGGGTCATAGGTGCTGTAGCCAAAGGGGGTTTGACCTGCCGGCTGAGTGGCCGGCGCATTTTGTCCCAGCGTGCCGCTAAAGAAATGTCCCAAAGTCTGAAGAAAGCGCTGAGCTAAATTCGGCTGAGCCGCTGTTTGGGTTTGAGGGTAGGTAAAAGCGCCGCTTGGCTGCAAGACAGGTTGTGCTCTGGGCACTACACTCGGTTGATAAAGAACAGGCTGAGCTCTGCGCACTTGCGGCTGACCTGTCACTGCCACGCGAGGGAGCTGAATCGGCTGCGCATTCGCTATGTCTTGTGGACTCGGCGTAAACCCTGCAGGGGGGCCACCTGGGACGTGAAGCGATGGATCGTAAACCTCACTGGGAGGCGTATCAACTTCCTCGCCGCTCGGTTGTGAATCACTGCCAAGCGGCGCGCCCATAAAAGGCGTCTGTCCTGGTAACGGCTCTGGCTGTGCTTCTCCAGGCTGGACCCGTTCAGGCGGAGGTGAGGTTGGGACGAATGGACGACCACCAGTGGGTACGAACAGAGTGTTCTCGCCAGTAGAACGGTCCTCTCCTCGATAGCCAGTTTCAAGCGGACCTTGATAAAAGGGATCGCTTTCTAGTCTTTTGTTTATCTGTTGCCAACCTGGATCCTGCCCTAGCGTCCTGTACCACCAGTCCGGCACGCCAAGAAGCGTTGCGTTAGCCAACTTATCCACGGGCACGTTTTGCGCTGCTTCATTCGCCGCCGCCCGTCGCTCTAAGGCTGCCATTGCCTCTGCCATTCCTGGCTCAGCATGCGAGATTGTTGGGTATTGTTTAGCGCCTACTGGCGCACCCACAGAAGGATCTTGGCTGACCGGCATTGGGCCACCGTACTTCTGGCCATAGCCTCGACGATACTGCGACCAAACATTTCCGAAGGCGTTAGCCATTGTCCTTCCTCTCTTTATTATTCTCGGGCGCGAGCACCCGCATATGTTCTTCGTCAATCGGCAACGCGAACCATTTGCCGGCGCTCATTTCGTAGATCATGCCGTCCTCGCCCAGGGCATAAAGCAGGATAATCTCGCGGCGCATCTTTCTTCCCAATTCGTCAACGGCCGGCCCCTCGAAATGGATCACTTCAAACTGTGTAATCTTGGTCATTCTTCAGCTCCTAATAAGTCTCGCTCCAGGGCCACGGTCAGCTCGGGGATTGAGCCGAACCCGGCTTCTTGAACATAAGTTTCAAGCGTACCGGCAATCGATAAGCCGGTCCGCGCCAGATGCTCCATCATGAGCTTGTGGGGATTGGCGTCCAGATCGATCGAGAGCGTCTCCTCGAGCCCTTTGGTCTTGACTCGCTCCTCGTGCCGCGCGGCTTCAGTCGCCCAGTAAGCGTAGGAATCACTTACTCGTAAATAATCGAAGAGGCGCTGCGAGTTGCGCCTGACCCAGAAACGCACTGAAAGCGCCCGATGCAGCTTGTGGATCCGCGCCTCCTCAATCATCAACTTGCAGAATTCGCGAAGGTTGATGTTGTTCTTGGCCATCCATTCCTGATGCATTTCGACGGTCGTTAAGTTCAACCGCGCGCAGAACTGGCTCCATTCGGCATCGAATTCGGCCTGATTGATCGTGACGTGATAAAGATCGGCCATCAGGAGCGCCAGGGTCCGGTTATTGGCGTCTTGCAGCTTTTGGTGATAGTCGACGTCGTGCAGCATGATGTAGGCATCCAAATGCTGCAGTGCCATCCGCGTACCCTTGACTGTAATCAATCGGTCGCGCTCGAGCTGGGCCTCGAAATTCTGCGATAAGCTTTCCGGTTTCGGTGCGACAAAGCCGGCACGGGCGCTAAGGCTCTCAAACCTGCAGATCAACTCCAGCGCATCAGCCTTTTTCTGGTCGATCCTTTCCAGCCAGCTCAAGAGGCCTGAGACTTTGCCCAAAGCCGCTTTGGTCCGCTCGGTCCAGTGAATCGATGCGCAATAATTGAAGATCGCCTGGGCGTTTTCCATTTCGATCACGCCGGCCTCAATCGCTTTATCGAGCGCCGCGCGCACATTGACTAGGGCCACCGTGGTTGTGACATAGGAGCCGTCCGGCCGCTGGTAATAGACCACGCTGACTTCGCTCTCGTCGGTGATGACGCCTTCATCGTACCACCGGAAAATGCGGCCCGAGCCGATCATTCCGAAATCCGCGAGGTCGGCCGCGCGCAGTGCGCCCATCGAGGCTGCGCCATAGACTCCCTTGACGCCAGGGATCTGCAGCGCGTAGATAATTTCCTTTTGCCAGACGCTCAATGCCTGCGCAAACTCTCCGTCGATTAGTAGAATATGAGTGGGTTCGACCTCGAGAAGATCGGAAATCAAATCGCTCTGCTTAACCGGCGGCCGAATGATCGCTTCGGGAATCCGCTCCAGCACCTCCTCGGCGTCCAGGGAGGGACCTACGTAGACGAGCACTTTGCGCGGCAGGTCAAGCTGCCCGCGAGCTTGCGTTTTTGAGTTGTTCTCGAACATAGGCTATTGCTCTGCCATTACTGCGCCAATGTGCAAATTTTAGCCCTTCCAACTGCGGCGCAATCACTCGGGCGATGTGTAGCGTCGACCCGCCAAAGTGCTCTTCGGCCAGCGATCGGATATAAAGTTTGGTAATGCCTTTACTGAAGAGCCGGCCCAACAACGTCTCCAACTCCTCTTCAACGCTCTGAAAAACCGGGCTTCCATAAGCTCGGATGAATTCCGACCAATCCTTTGCTACCGGCGTAAGGGTTTCCGAGACCGCCGCAGCCTTATTGCTGTCCGCTTTCTTCAGCAACAGGAAATCGCGCCGATACATATCGTCGCGTGCGCCGCTGATATAACAGACTCGGCTCTGAAAACTTTCAAGGAGTGCACGCCGTGCGGCCGCCACCGGGTTGAGGCTCGAGCCATAGCCGCCAAAGGTGCCAGCCGAATTCGAACCTGAGTCGAATAGGCAGCAACCGAAAACCGGAACCCCTAATTCAGTCGTAACATCAAATAAAAATGGAACCAGACCAGCTTTGCGCGCCTTGTAAACCAATCGGTCCAATTCGTCGGGCAATCCAACGAGCGGGATCTTTCGCGGCCAATCTCCTACGGCCTCGATCAGACATTGATGGAGCGTCCAGCCGTCCCTCTCCACCAGCTCGTACACCGCGCTCAAGGCCGCATCTGCGGCTTGGGCGCCGCCGGCTACGCCATTGGAAGTCATCTGCCAATTGACGAACTGAGTCGGCACGCGCTGATCGAGCCAGACCAAATCACTGGGCATCCAAGCTGCCGACCAATCTTTTTCCAACGTGAGGCGGCTAACCTCTTCCCATTCGATCTGCATCTGCGGATCACAGAGGCTCTCGTTGGCCAGCGGGTACTCTGCGAAAGGCAATAGTTCGGCCTGCTTGGCTTGCTCGAGGTCGCGATGAGACGCGGTCACGCTCTTTCCCCAGGGATTCTCCGCCGCCCAGAACTCGACCCCTTCAGCGATGCAGCCGGCAAACGCCAGGAGCCAGTCATCGCTCTTGCCGGCATTGACGCTGATGGTCTTGGCCAGCGGCCGGTGCGAGATCCAGACCGAGACGTCGGCCCGATCAAGATTGGTGACCTCGCGATAGGAACTAATGCCGTAACGCAACAGCTGCGCGTAAGGCGCACGCCACATCGCTTCGGTTAATTCCATGCGCGCCTTTTCTCGCTCCTCGTTAACTATCAAGTGCTCCATATACAGACATTACGTGAGGCAAAACTCATCAGGATCCGCACGGCCGGTTTGAGCCACGCGTGCTCGTGAAGCCACTCGGCGGCCTGTTGCCCATAGCGTCCGTACGTCCTGCGCGCGAATGCAGGTGCAAAGTGAAGCATCCAGACCCTGAACCGTTTCCAGCGTGGATCTTCCAGCCCGAAAGCCTCACGCGCCATCCAGCAGAACGCTGCGACCGCGAGCACCGCTAAGGACGCGGCCGTGGTGCCGGCGCCAACTGCGGTGGACGTGTTGGCATTAGCTGCATTTGCATTGAGAGCAGCCTGTTGCGCGCCCTGGCCGGCGGCGTACTGACTCTCTTGGACCTTGTATGCGTAGTTAGCCTGATTCCAGTTGTTCTGCCCGGCGATATTGGCGAGCGCAATCTGGGAGGTGTCCGCGCCTGAGAGGCCGAAGGTGCGCGGGCGGAACGTATCGTTCGCCATGTTGAACTGGTTCAGAATCTGATTCTGGTACTGCATCTGATCGAGGCCTAGGTTCCTCGCGATGTTCGCCATCCCGGTCGTGCCGCTGCCCAGGCTCCAGTTGCCCGTCGCGCCGACTGCGTTCTGCAGGCCGCTCCGCGCCCAGACGTTCTGCATTTGGGGGTTGATTCCGCCTCCCATTTGCGTATTAAGATTGTTCAGGAAGGTCTGCTGACTATTATATAACTGAGGATATCTCTGCCGAAAGTCAGCGTCGCTGAGCCCGTACGCCTGTTGATCCATTGTGACCGCCTGCTGCTCGATCTGATTCGGATCAGCTGATATGAATGGAGGCATGCCGCCGGCTGGTGGCTTATACGCAGGGAGTTGCGGCGCTTTCGTGCTCATAGGCGTTCTGGAACTTCGTAGACCCTTAGCGGTGTCCGGTAGAGGTGGACCTTGCGCAGCATTACCGGCAATTCGGCCGGGCTGTCTTTCTCAATCAGCCAGAGCGGGTTCCCAAAAACCTGCTTGGAAGCGCTCACTATTACTTTGGCAACTTCATAAAGTGCTCGCCGCGTGAACTTGGCCGGATGGACCGCCGGGTAAATACAGACCTGTGGTTGCGCATAGTAATAGGCCGAGAGCTCGCCGTCGACCAGCACGAGGAAAATGGGGAAAACCCTGTGAACCTCGTGTCCGAATTCCGCCGCGAAATTGTCCAAATTCCACATCCGGACCCCATCCTCGTCATCGAGACGGATCTGCTCGATCTGGTAACGCGGCTTCGAGAGCATCTGTCGGCTAGGCATATTTAATAATGTGGTTGATCGCGCAGAACGGCGGCAGCGTGGCGATAGGCACCTGATTGGTGCCGGTCTGCGGACCACCGAAACCGGCATAGACATTCTCAACAAAAGCATTGTACCCGCCTTGAGTGGGTAGCCGGATGGTATTCGTCGCTCCCGATTGATTCACCTGGGTATCGGTCGCTAACACCAGCGCGATGAGCTCCGGCAGGCTGTTTGCCACGATCATGAAAGTTTGACTACCGCCCCGCGCATTGACCCCCTGGTTCGGGTAGCCTCCATCGATCGGGATACCGGACTCCGCCACAAATCCAGGCGCGTTGACGAAGAACTTGCCGCCCGGCGGTAGATTGAAGGTGCTCTGGCCATCGCCCGGCCCCCAGGTCGTCTGAACTACCTGCCACAGGCGGTTATACTGGCTGCGAGAGACCGCCCGCCCATCGCATAATAGCCAGTTATCTGGCACTCCTGCGCCGCCCCACATGGCGACCGTGCCCACGGGTGTTCCCTGCTCACTCGGCTGATATTGGGCGGTGCTGGAATCCCAGAACCACCACTCGTCTCCGTTAGCCCATGGTCCAATGTTGCTCGAGGGCATCGTGCCGCCAACTTGTCCGGTCAGGAAGCTTCCCTCGACACTCGCACTCATCGCGTCCACAAATGCGTTGAGCAGCTCTTGAAGGTTGCCTGTAAATCCTGGCTGCAACGGCTTTGCCGTAATATCGACTATTAGCGGGACAGGCATTCTTATTGGTACTTGATTACGTGGTTAATCGCGCAAAATGGCGGCAGGATCGCGATAGGGGCCTGATTGGTTCCGGTCTGCGGGCCGCCGAAACCGGCATAGATATACTCAACGAAAGCCTGCAAGCCGCCCTGGGTGGGCAACCTGATGGTATTAGTGGTGCCCGATTGATTCACTTGCGTATCGGTCGCTTTCACTAGCGCGACCAGCGCTGGCAGGCTATTTCCGGTTATCGTGAAAGTTTGGCTGCCGCCCCGAGCGGCGACTCCCTGATTAGTGGAGCCCGCATCAATCGGAATAGAGGGATCGCTGGCCGCAAATCCTGGCGCGTTGACAAAGAACTTGGCCGGCGGCGGCAGATTAAATGTGCTTTGGCTGTCGCCAGCTCCAAAGGTCTCGCCAATCGCCTGGAAGAGCCGGCTGTACAACGTGCGAGCTACGGCGCGCCCGTCGCACAACAGCCAGTTATTCGGCACACCCGCGCCGCCGAACATGATAACCGTCCCAATCGGCGCGCCTTGGTTAGTCGGCTGGTATTGGCCGCTTACCGGGTCCCAGAACCACCACTCGTTGCCGGCAGTAGCCCACGGACCAATGTCGCTCGAGGGTGGAACCGTACCGCCGACTAGTCCGGTCAAAAAAGTCGGATCTACCGTCGCGCTTATCGCGTCAACAAATGCGTAGAGTATCTCCTGGGCGTTGCCCTTAAATCCCAGCGGCAACGCGCCTGCCACGATATCGACTGGAAGAGGGACTGCCATAGTTTAAAAACTGGTTCGATTCCAACTGAAACGGAAAGTCAGGACCAAGTGGGACCCGTCGCCCAGGGCTTGTGGTAGGTCCCAGGTCCAAGTCTGGATCTGATTGGTTAGATCGGGCAATCCATAGCCGAAGGAGGAGAAGGCCAGATTGCCGCTCACCGTAAAAGTCGCCGTTTGGTCGATGTACCAATTGCCCTTGGTATACACCGCTTGGTTACAGAGAACGATCTGAGCGCCCGAGGGTCGCAACGGGACGTGATTACTACCTAACTGTGCTGCAGTACTCAGAGAGAGCCATGCTTGGCCCGCGATGCTCGGCTCACCAAAACCCCAGAAGACATCAGGCTTGTTTGGCGGCGCGACTTCTCCACCGATCGAGTTTATGCCATAAATCCCGTAGCATGGCCGAAAGAACTCGCCGGTGGCGGGTCCCTTCAGCTGACCGCTGTCCGGACTCGGATTCGAGCTGTAAGCCACATTCAGTGTGACGATACTGGTGGCGCCATGGGTCGCATCGGTGGTGCTCACGACCGCCAGCACCTTAAAGGTACCGTTATAGGCTGCGACGCTCGAGCCGCTGATGGTCATCATGTTGCCGGCCTGAGCGGTGGTCGGAGGCGAGACCGAGACCTGCAACTGTCCTGCATTCGGAGCCGGCGCTGTCGCGTAGAGAAAGATCGGCGAGGCCAGGGGCAGGCCGGTTATCGCTATCGTGGTTGGAGTGGTCCCTGTGAAATAATCGCCGGCCCCTTTTCCGTAATCGATCCCTACATTGAGCTGATAAGTGACCTGCAGTTGCTGGCCACCGAATGCTCCGGCGGGCCCCTGCACCGTGATTGGCGAACTCAAGAGGACTCGGCTGAAAAGATTAGCTCCCGCGATCGCCTGATTGCTGAATCCGACTTCGGTGAAAGTCTGGGTATTCGCAGCCGCCGGAAAGAGGAAAGTCCGCTGTAGTAGCACCGTGCCGATAAGCAGGGTATCATCCTCACTGCTGGTCAGATTAGCGCCGGGTACAGCGGAACACTGGACGGTGCGCTCGATCTCATTATCCAGAATCGCTTGGTTGGTTCGCAAAATCGTGAAGGCGGTAGCCGTGCTAACCGTGATACTAGTAAACAGCGTAACATGCTGGGAATCTGTAACCGACTGGATCTTCGCGTACTGGCCGGTATCGAAACGCACATCGCTATCGAGGTCGGCACTGGAAAATGTCGGTGCGCTGGCTGTCAGCGTAGCGCCGCTCGCTGTCGCCGTCGCCGCCGGACGGATGTTAGTCGGATCGGTGCCATTGCCCACACAGCAGGCCGCAAAGAGCTGATTAAAATGCACCGTGGCTAGGAGATCCAGGCCCTGGTCCAAAATCAGATTGGATTCCCAGTCACGCTCCTCAACTATGCAGCCAGCTTCGAGGACCGCGATGCGCAAGCGGCCCGCTAGGGAAGCATGCATGTGTTGCTCTTTTCTCACGGCGTGTAAGTTCCACTGTGTAAGACGATGCCGTAACCTGTAGCCTCGCCCGAGCCGCGCTTAGCGATTGGCGTACTATATTGGCCGCTTTCGAAGATCGTGCCGCTGCCAATGCCTTCAATAATCAGGTTGGGGAAAATGATCGCCGCTGGCGGCGGAGGCCCTAATGAGTCGTACCCTGAGTCCGGCGTACGCGGCGTCCAAACTTTCTGGAATGGGTGGAAGATTCGAATGCTCATGGGACGCCAAAATTGCACGTGATTGGCGGCGGCAGACAGCCAATCGCATTAACGATGTTAGTTTCGCCTATCTCAGTTGGCGTACACTGACCGATTCCAGGCTGCGGATAAGGCTCGACAAAGAGGCGCAATTCGCGAATCCCCATACGACCCTTCCAGTTAAAAAGTAATTGGAACCCTCGATCTACGTCGTGCTGGTATTCACTCTCGATCTCGCAGGTCTCAGCGCATCCGTCATCATTCTCCTCGGCCGAGCCGCTGAAGTCCGGCGTGCGAACCGTACGCGTCTGGGGCCGAAACGAATCCAGAATCGTGTCCGTCGCCGTCCCATTATAGGAAAAGATTGGAAAGTTCTTGTTGCCCGGCATGCCTTCCTCGGCGGACAGATGCAACTCGTAAAGCAGCCGATAATGGGCTTTGATCGGCGCGTAATAGATCGTGAGATCGACTTCTCCGATTAGCTCGACGACATCAATCTCACAATACTTAAATCGACATAATTCACCGATTTGACTCAATTCGAAAATCTTGGTTTCCCACCTGCAATCAATTGGTGTGTCTTGATGGTCGGTGCGCGGGCTCACGAAATCTTCCCAGAGCTGAATCCGGCTTTGGCTGCCGTCGGCGGCCTGGGCCGACTGGCAGGAATAGGAGAGTTCAAAACAACGCGGGACATCCTGAATTTCGCCTGCAGCGAACTGCACCGGGAAAGTGCCTGTCCAGATGCCGACCCAACAGGGCGCGCCCTGAGCGCTCATTACAGTCATCGGACTGCCATCCATTACCCAGGTATGTCGATTGAAGCGCGAGCCGCTCGGCACCGCTACTAAGGTAAAATTCTCGAATTGGACGGCGCAGATTCCGCTCCGGATCGGACTCATATTAGCCTTGGAGCGAAGCATTTCTGAGTCGCTAGGATTAACTCGGCTCGAGCGGTATTGATTGAGCGCCTCATTTAGGTTCATCTCGCCCACTTCGCTGTAAAACCAGGGCACTCCGAATTGGTTAAGCGGGCTGAAGGCGGCGACCGAGCCGTAATCCTTGCTGATGATACTCTGGAAACCGGGAGTAGTCTGCCATTGGGTGCGGTCGAGGATGCTCGAACTAAGGCTGGTGATCGTAAAAGGGCTGAAGGCCAGCAGCGCATCTGACTGGCTTGTTTCCAGTAATCCGGTACATGGTTCGGGCAGCTTGAACCCGTCTGCCTCGGCTAGATAAGTTCTTTCGGTGAAGGAGTTGGGGTTCAACAGATCGCTCGCGTAAATTGTCTCCTGGCGCGCTACCCACAGCCGGGATCCGCTGAAGCTCATGGAGGTGCCGACCGGACATTGCGAGAACGGTGCGCCAGCTTTGTTGTGACCGTTCGTACTCGGGCCAGTCGCGGTGGTTCCATCGTAATAGGCACTGGCTGTAAACCCGTCTTGGACAAAGAGGATGTCGACCGGCGTTGGCAAGAACGTCAGCGACCCGTCCGGATTAAGCATGGCCTCTTGCCGGGCCTGACAGAAAAAGACTTGAGGCGAATTCTTGTAGAACTGGATGTTAACCAGCCGCTCGTAGGTCTTGAACGGGAACCGTGAAAAAAAGACTTGCCCGTCGATCGCCCAGACTAGTTGTTCCTTATCGCGGTAAGGGCGATAGATACATAACCCCTGGCCGCGCTTCCCAGGCAGCGTGAAGAGGAGATTTCGTCCAGGCCGCGTTTGGATGACTCCTCCTCGGTTAAGAATGTTCTCGCCCCAATAATAGTTCCCCTGCGGGAGGTCGGTGGGAAAGGCCAGAGTATTGGCTCCCATCACCCAGTACTTGTCCTGAATAGGCGTACGCCCACTGACCGGATAGCTCATAAGACCTGTTCAAAGGCGTTGCCGTAAATGCGACGGTCCCACTGCAATTGAATTCCTTCCTGCGGATGCATGACGCGCCACTCGTCATTCAACATGTCGACCGCCATGTTGATCTGGTCAGCGGCGATCTGGACGCCGGCCGTGGGCTGGAAGGTCGAAAGAGAAGCTTGGCCTCCGCCTGCTTTCATCGCAGCCAGTCCAGTCATCGCGAGCACTACCGCTGTTCTGTTGCGAACGTGAATAGGGTCGGTAAGGTCATTCACCTTCAGATAGTTTTTGCGATATCGAACGCGGATCCGCTTGCAGAAAGCGCCGATGCGGATCTGGCGAAACATCGGCTCGGCGTCCTGCGGCCAATAGAGCGCCAGAAACTGGGTCTGTGGCCAAGGGCTGCCAGAAGGCGAGGCAGGCACCGGTGGCGTCGAGACCGTCGGATCCAAGAGCACTCCGCCGGCAAGCCCGAGTGAAGATGGAGAGTGCGACATGGTCTGCGTGTCAAAGTGCTGCACGTGTGGCGCGAAGGGATTAGTCGCCCACAGCTGAATAAATCCGTAGGTAGGCTCTTTAATGACGCGCTCGATCCGCGTGAAAATTTGCTTGGAAGGCGTCGTATTATGTTTCCGACACGGTATCCGGATTCCCCAGGTGCCGTTGCGTGTCACGACCGGCTCGCCGCGCTCGTCGTAACCGAACACCGTAATAACGGCATTATTATCCTGGGCCAGCTCGGGCACCGCAAAAAGCTGCGCGGGCCCTTTGAGGCGAAACGCTGTCGGCACCTGTCCGACCTCTTCCCAGCCGTAGGGAGGCCGGTTGTTACGCAAAACGCCGCTGGTGCCGAAACACCCGTAGGGCGTGACACGAAAGCCGCAGCCGCTTTTCTCGGTCGTCACCAACTGGTCCCACGGGACCCACTGCCTCGGGTCTTGGTACGTGTCGCTGAATTCGCCGAGGGAATTTAAGTTGAACTCGAACCATTTGTTTCTGAATACACCGCGCTGGCCGTTGACATTTAACGCGATGATTTGGTCGATGTACCTGGGTAGCGCTACGTAGAAATCATCGTCACTGCGGATGTCGCAGTAACCGATCAGTCCGTCCCATTGCGCCTTATTGTAGAGCAGCTCGAGCGTACTCGAGATTTGGTCGAAGATCTTCTGTTTTCCGATAAAGCCGAAGATGCGGCAGGCCTCGTCGTAGACATCAGCAACCACGATAGAGTCGCGCTGACCGATGGTGAGATTGAGCGCTGTAGCAACCTCGGTTGTGCCGGCCGCCATGGAGAAAATATTGCGTGCCGCCTGTTCTTCGTTCAGGAAGGTAACCGCCGCCTGCTCGGCCGCCGCCGCCAAGTCGAAATGGACCTCATCGTAGTATTTGATCGCCTGGACCATCATCTTGACCGCTTGCGGCGAATTGAGCGGGATCACGTCGAGCAGCGACGCGATTTGCGTCGTGCGCTTGCGCGCCAGCATCCGCACCATAACCGCTTTCTGGCTCAACTTGATTTGCAGGAACTGCGGAAAGGTGACGCTGGGATAATAGTAGGCCAGCACATACGGGCCGGCGGTGAGTTTGATCGTGCCGATCGTGACCGGCTTAACAACCTCGAGGACCTCTGTGACGAGATTGGTGTCGGCCGGCACGATCGTTCCCAGGGGCGCAATCGGCAGGTCGATGTAGTTCTCGGTGTGGTTTCGGAACCGCACGCGGATATGCAGAAAAAGGTCAGTGTCGGCTTCTGAATCGCTCGAGGCAGCCAAGGTCAGATAACCTTTGGGAAATCGCCGCTGGATCGGCCACGTGCCGCGATCCTGCCATTGCCAGCCGGCTTCCAAATCGCTGCTTCCAGGCCCATTAAGGGTGAATTCGTAGAGTTGCGAGTGACTGAAGGCCGGATTGGAATTGAGGTTTATTTTGACCGGTTTCTCGATCTGCTCTGGAAGAAAAACGTAGTAACTCTGCTGCACGGGCAGGTCGAGATAAGTGAGCATCGGATCCCAGGTGATCGAGGTCGCGCAACTTTTTCGCGCGAGCGTCTCAACGGCGCGCGTCAAAACCGCGAACAGATAGTTCTGGCTGCACTTCCCGGTGACCTGCTGAATCTCACCAATTATGTCCTGTACGACGACTGGCATTAGCCTTTAGGTCCGTACTCTTTAAAAGCTTCATCTACCGACTTCTCTTTTTTCTCCGGCTTTTTTGCCGACTTCTTGCCCTTGGCTCCGCACTCGAAGTGATGCACGTCCAGATCATAGTTGTGATGGGTTTTGCCGTCCTTGGTAACGGTCTCGTGCCTGCGCACCTTGCCCTTGACGTGGCCCTCGAAGTCACCTTTTTCCGGCATCCCGTCAATCGGACTCGGCAGATGGCTTAAATAGAGGCTGGGCGGCATTTCCTCCTTGTTGAGATCAGCCGGCGCACTGACCAGACTCCCGATTTGGTCTCCGAGCTTGCGCGTCACTTTCACTTCTTCTTCTTTCTGAAGCCGCCCTTTGGCTTGCTCGCGATTTTGTGGAGATCGGCCGGCGCGATCGTTTTAGCGATCTTGGCCGCAGGTGTGCCTTTGGTCGCACCGCCCTTTTCTTGAAAGCCTCGAGCGGTGCCAAAGAGCCGTTGCTGTGCTGCGGTCAGCTTATGGCCTCTGATCGTGCCTTTTGGTTTGTTGGGCATCTAATCGGCCTTCTTTTTCTTGCCTTTGAGCGTCTTCATCCGCTCCTTCATGTTCTCTTTTTTGTCTTCCTTCTTCTCTTCAGTCTTCTTTGCCATGTTACTCCTTCTTTGTTGGGACGGGCACGCGCGCGATCGCTTGACCCTCATGCTGTTCTAAAAACTCGCTAAGCATGAGCACGGCATCGACCAGCCGGTGACAGCAGCCAACCACTTCCCCGGCATGAATCTCGGCCGCAGCTGCTCGAATCTCTTGCTTGATATCTTCCAGCGCTTGGTGCCTTTGCTCAGGACTCATAGTGATAAATTGGTGCTGTGGCGAGCTAGTGAGGCTCGCAGAACCCGTTTAACAGACCAGTGATTAGTTGACTGCCAATATGTTCTCTCTTCACAGAGCACAGCATTCTTGTAAGGGGCTGGGCTAGACGCAGAGCTTCATCAGATCCGCGAGTTTCTCGATCTTCTGTCTGGCTTCTTGAGCCATGGTGTTGCGACCGTTGTTATGGCCGATCAAATAGATCTGCAGCGTAAGGTGCAACGACTTTGATTCGTAGGGGATTACCTTCGCGCTCACCGCGTAGAGTTCGCTGCCGTCTCGCGCGAAAATATGGATCGCCTCGTTCTCTTCGTCCCTGGTCGCGTAGCAGCCGCTATTCTCTAGCTGCAGTCGCCTTTCGGCCGACTCTAGCTGACCGTCGGCCTGAGTTATCGTTGAATCTAGTCGAGTGGTCATATGAGTTGCTGAAGCTGATTGGTGTTAATATTCATCACATAGAAGTGGCCGTTACTGTCCGCGAAAAGGGTAAAAAGCCAGCCGTTGGTCGTGCGGAAAGAGATGCCGGCAAAAGGACCGTTGGTAGCCTGGATAGCAATTTGGCCCTGAGCCTGGGCACCGGAGGAGAAATTGCCAACTACATAAATGCCCTGCTGAGCAAGCAGCTCGCAGTAGTTGTTTCCGTCCTGATAAGCGACGATCTGAGCATTAGCTTTGTTGACCGAGAGGTTGCCGGTCATGCCATCGCCGGCGGCGTTGACCGGCCGATAGCCGAGATTCGCCTGGGCCGCGCCCGCTGCAAGCGCACTGCCTGGGATATGGCCGGAGTTATCAGTCAGTTGCACGAAGGTATTCGAGCTGGTCGCGATCCACAGGCCGCTTTGCCACGCTCCCAGGGCGCATGCCCAGTAGCCATTGCATTGAAAACCGATTCCGGTAAATCCGCCAACAGCACCGGCATCGATTCGCACCGGAGCATTTACGTAGGCTGTATTACTTCCTGGCAAACTACCTGAAAGCACAAGCTGGGTACCCGCGCGCATCACGTACTGGCCGTCCGGATTCCATGTGTTCATGAGCCGGCCGCTCCAGACGCCGGCGCCCGTGGCGTCATTGTATTGCTCGACTAGATAGTTCTGGCCGGCAGCCCGAGAGAGCACGATAGCGTCCTTGTTGAGAGCGGCGCCCGTCGCCCAGCTCCACATGGCCAGTCCGGTGCTGTTGAGGACTCCGTTGTAATCGCCCGCAGATTCGATGGTGGTTTGACCCAGGAAGGTGGCTCCCTCGACGTCCAGTCCTGCAGTCAAGTTGAGCGGATAACTTCCGACGATCGTGTTCAGATCGTAAAAGTTGCCATCGCCGCTTTTGAAGTCAGTCTTGTTGCCGCTCAAGGGTCCGGTGAGACCGGCCGTTGAGATACTCGCTAAAGGGATCGGGTCGCTGCCGCCCGGTAAATGCGTAGCCTCGTGCGGACTCGGGATAAAGGTCGCCGGTTTGTTCGCGATGACGCTCCAGTCGGTCGGGAAAATCGTGGGCGCGCCGGTAATGCCACCCCAGGGGATTTGATCAGCCAAAGTAGCGTGTGCTACAACGCCGGTCACGGTCTCGGCAGTAACCGCTTTATCGACAACTCCAGGGCTGCCGTTCGTCGCAAATACTGAAATTAGCATGTCGCCGCCGCCGGGGCCCGCTCCGGTCGTTGCGATGGTGATCCCGCTCGCCGTCTCGGTAAGCACAATGCCCGAGCCTGACAGCAGACTCTTGAAAGGCCAGTAAACGCCAGCTTCTTGTACGCCCATAGGTTTTTAAGGGATGGTATGACTTAGGCCGAACAGGCGGAAAGCGACGCCGGCGCGGAAATAACAGGTTTTCGCGTTCGAAACGTCCAGCACCAGTCGCCACTGAAGTGCGTTCGGGCCCGCGCTGAAAATGCGGATCATCGCTGCCGAAAGAATCGTTGGCCGAAGCAGATAGGTTGCCGTGTTCATCACGCTGATGTCAGTTTCCGAGCTCACCGCAACCCAGCCTGGGATTGAAGCATCATAAACGTCGAAATGAACCTCGCCGGCCGGCGGATAGGTCTGGTTGCAGTTGTACAGATAGACCTCTTCTATATGATAAACTCCTAGCTCCGCATTCGGAATAACCCCGCTGGCCAGGGTTGCGCCCGA